CCATTTTCGGATTCAAATACAGCTTCAAAAATTAACGCTGGTTTAGACATTATCAATACACTTTGTGAATTCTACAAAATAACAGCTCCTATTTTCATAGACAATAGAGAATCAATAGTAAATATCATTGATTGTAAATCTCAAATAGTAAACCTAATCGTATCAAAATCTGATGCAAAATTAAGAGTAGCATAATTAACAATAACCATAAATAATTGAAAAAAAAATGAGTACAGAAAACACACAAATAGCAACAATTAAAAAAGATATATCGGTACAAGTATTGTCTAAAATAGATTCTTTTCAGAAGTCTGGAGAATTAACATTGCCAAAAGGATATAATGCAGAAAACGCTTTAAAGTCTGCTTACATAATATTATCAGATCCAAAGAATAATATTCTTGCAAAATGTAGCACTACATCAGTTGCAGAAGCTTTGTTAAAAATGGTAGTATATGGAGTTTCTCCAATAAAGAAACAATGCTATTTCATTCCTTATGGAGATAAATTAGAATGTTCAATTTCCTATGCTGGTAATATTGCAATTGCAAAAAGATACGGAGGTTTAAAAAGTATTAAAAGTAATGCAATTTTTGAAGGAGACACATTTGAATTTGAAATTGACCAAAACACAGGTAGACGAAAAATAACAAAACATGTTCAGACTTTAGAAAGTGTTGGAAGTGAAAAACTAAAAGGAGCGTATGCTGTTGTAGAATTAAATGATGGAACTGTAGATGTTGAAGTTATGAATATCAAACAAATTGAGGCAGCTTGGAGTCAAGGTGGTTCTAAAGGAGGTTCACCAGCGCATAGAAAGTTTCCGGATCAAATGGCAATGAAAACTGTTTTAAACAGAGCATGTAAACTTCTAATTAGTAGTTCAGATGATTCTGTTCTTTATGATGCAATTGAAGATGAAAAGATAATAGATGTTACTGGTGAAGATGTTAGTAAAGAGATTCAAAAAAACGCTAATAAAGAAACTATAGACTTTGAAGATGCAGAAGTTGTTGAGGAAGAAAAAGAAGAAATAATTATAGAAACTAAGCAATTAGAAACTACAGGTCCAGGATTTTAAAAACAAAAGATGAAGTTAAAGGTAATAGGCACAGGGAGTAAAGGAAATTGTTATTTATTAGAGAATGACAATGAAGCATTAATAATTGAATGTGGTGTAAATATCACAGCAATTAAACAAGCTTTAAACTTCAATATTTCTAAAGTAGTTGGTTGTATTGTTACTCATGAACATATGGATCATGCAAAAAGCATAAATGAGTTAACAAAATTAGGAATTAATGTATATGCAACCAAAGGAACATTTGATGTATTAAACATAGAATCTGGTTATAATAAAAGAGCAAAACCAACATACCAAAAAGATAGTTTTAAACTGGGGGGATTTAAAGTATTAACTTTTGATACAAATCATGATGCTGCAGAACCTTGTGGTTTTTTAATTAATCATATAGAAACAGGTAATGTTCTTTTTTTGACAGATACTATCTATTGTGCCTATACTTTTAAGAATCTTAACAATATTATAATTGAAGCCAATTATTCTAAAAAAATAATAGATGCCAAAGTTGCTTATGGAACTTCACCAGAATTTTTAAGAAATAGAATTCTAAAATCTCACATGAGTTTAGAAACATGTATTTCAACTTTAAAAGCAAATGATTTATCGGCTGTAAATAATATTGTTTTAATCCATTTATCAGACAGCAATAGTAATGAAGTTGAGTTTGAAAAAGAAGTAAGTCAAGCAACAGGAAAAACGGTTACAGTTGCAAATAACGGAATTAGTTTAAACTTTAATAAAACACCTTTTTAACATGAGAAAAGGTCAAAAAAGAATAGATATAAAATCCGCATCAGATTACAATTGTATTTGTGATGATATTCTAAATGAATATTTTGAATCATTCACTGAAATTGAGGGATTAACAAGATGGCCTGATGATGATGATATTGAAGAATTTGGAGAGGATATAGGATGGATTTATACATCAAAAGGAATGATGCTTTATGAAAGAGCATGTAATAGATTAAAAGATTTAGGTTTAAAATATTTTGATGAATCTGAATTAGAAATACAAGCAAGTGGAATGTTATTTCCATAAAGATACTTTTTACGGTTGGTGAGTTAAACCGTTACTTTTTTTTCATGTTAAATTTCCCCACCTCTTTTAATATTGGAGGTGGGTTTTTAAAACTAAAACAAAATGCTTTACAATCCAGAAAACGAATTAGATGTACAAAGAGCTATTGAGAAAATTAAATATTTTGTTACTAAAAAAAAGGTTTTCGAATTAACGCAAAAAAGAGAAAAGAAAACTTATTCACAAATAAAGTATGCACACTTAATAATGGGGTGGTTTGCGCTTGAATATGGAGAAACAACTGAATACATAAAGTTAGAATATTTTAAAAAATTGGTGAATAAAGAAATATTTGAATTTGAATTCACTAATAGAAAAACAGGAGAAATTAGAACAGAATACAGAAGTTGTGCAGATTTAACAAAAGACGAATTGAGTCTTTCAATTACAAGGTTTAGAAACTACTCAAGTAAAGAATCCGGTATTTATTTACCATGTCCAGAAGATCTGCCAATGTTGAAACAAATAGAAATTGAAATTAATAATAACAAACAATATCTATAAGATGGATTTACAAAAACAAACAGATTTATTTAATGATTTAGATTCTCTAATTACAGATAAGTTTACTGCTTATCATGATGCGAATCCAGGTACTTATGAAACATTTAAAAAATTAGCCTTTGAATCTAAAAAAATAGGGCATACCAGATTTTCTGCAAGGGGTTTATTTCAAGTAATGAGGTGGAAAATGGGAGGTAAATTAAAAAGGGATGGTTTTAAATATAATAACAATTACACACCGATGTATGTTAGAATTTTAGAAAAAGAACATCCAGAATTTATAGGTTTTTTTGAAAAAAGACAATCTAAAGCAGATCAATTAATAACAGCATAAAAATTATAAAAATGGCAATAATTATAGGTAGAATATCAGAGATAAAAGATGTAAGTGTTGGTGTACATGCTAAGAATCTTTTAACAATAAAAAATAAAGATGGGGTTGCTTTTTTAGAATTTAGAAATAAACTTAAAAATGTAAGTGATCAATTTAATATTGGAGACAATGTTATGGTAGAACATAGATATGATGGTAAAGTTTCTAAAAATTCAGGAATCCAATTCAACAATTTACCAGCAACGAGCATTCAAAAATTATAATAAAAATTAATACAAACAATTATGAAAGGTACAATAGTAGCGCAGATTACACAAATTGCAGAAACTCAAAAAATAGGAGAAAATAATTTTAGAGTTAGAGAATTTCTATTAAAAACAGTAGAAGAATATCCTAATTTTTACAAAGCACAAGTAACAGGTGAAAAAACAGATCTTTTAGAAGATTTTAAACCAGGTGATGTAGTTAAGATGAAATGCAATTTAAAAGGTAGAGAGTATCAAAATAAAGAGCAGCAATATGATGTGTTTATGAGTTTGAATGTATGGACAATTGAACACAACCATTAAAAAAAAACTAAACCCACTTGTAATATTAAGTAAGTTTCTGATTTATGGAGTGGGTTTTAATAAAAAAATTATGAACTCATATTCTTGTTCTGATGGTACCAGATTAAAACAATCTGTTATAGATAGATTAATTACAAAGGCAAAGGCAGAAAAAATAAGGCAATTTGTAGACGATAATGGATATATTTTTTGTGAAGAATGCGGTATATCATCAGGAACTTATTTAGATTGTAGCCACGATATAAGCGTTAAAAAAGCTAAGGAAATTGGAAAAACTGAATTGTGTTTCGATGTTAATAACATAACTATTCTATGTAGAAAACATCATAAAGATAGGGATAAATTAAATTAATATAACTATATTTGTACTTAAATGACATTATTATGGTGGTATTAAAAGATTTAGGTATAGAAAAAACAAAATCAGGTCACAAAAAAAGATTTGTTATAGCAAAATGTGAATGTGGTAATGATTTTAAAGTTGCCTTAAATTCTATAAAAAGTGGTAATACTAAAAGTTGTGGTTGTGGTTCCCATAGAAAAAAACCGCTCACAAGCTACAAACTTTATTGGGTGTTGCAAAACATGAAAACAAGGTGTTATAACCAAAATAGAGAATTTTACTACTTATATGGGGGTAGAGGTGTGAAAATTTGTAAAACTTGGCTAGATGACCCAATGTCTTTTATACAATGGTCTCTAGACAATGGATATAAAAAAGGTCTTTATATAGATAGAATAAACCCAAATAAAAATTATTCGCCTAAAAATTGTAGATATGTTGATGCTAGTTTAAACGCTATAAATACAAGGCTATTGCAATCTAATAACAATAGTGGGTATAGAGGTGTTTCTAAACATGTTACAAAACTAGGTGTTATTAGATGGAGGTCAAGAATATCTTATAAAAATAAAGTTATAAGTTTGGGCGTTTACAACACAAAACAAGCTGCTGGGTTAGCTTATAATAATTATATAGATTTAAATAATTTAGAACACCCAAAAAACAATATAAAAAAATAAAGAGTTATGAAAATAGAACCAAAAAAAGGAAATTCTACAATACATGATTTACAAGCATTAGAAATTATAAAAATTGTAAATAATTATTTCAAAGTAGAAACTAGATTAAACACAAGAAAAAGAAATATTGTTTACCCTAGACAGATTGCAATGTATTTTATTAACCAGCATGTAAAAGAAGTTACCCAAGCAACAAATGCATCTTTTTTTGGAAAAGGTCATTGTTCTGTTGTTCACTCAAAAAAAGAAATAACATATATTTTAGAATCTAAACTGGCTTATAATTTGTCTAAAAAGGATGAAATAGAGAAACTTAGAGTAGAGGTATTAAAAACTAATTCTTTGGTTTCTGAAAATTATAAATTATTTGCTTTAAAAAGTGAATTAAGTAGCATTATTTACGAGATGGGTTTAGAGGAATTAAAAGAGCTTAAAGAAAAATTATTAAAATAAGATAACATGAAGAAAATAATAGAAAAAAGATTAAAATTTAATAAAGCATTTAATCTACCAACAGCAAAAAAACCAACTTCAATTAGTCATCTAAGAGCAAAACTACAATTTGACATGATGCAAGAAGAATTGAACGAATACGCAGAAGCAGAAAATCTAACAGAGGTTGCAGATTCCTTAATTGATATGCAAGAAATATTGTTAGGAATGTTTGCTGAACACGGCTTATTAAGTAGATTTGAGAGACTTTACAACGAGGTACACAAAAGTAATATGAGTAAATTAGACGATAACGGAAAACCTTTAATAAATGGTAAAAACGGAGTTTTTGACGATACAAGACCAATAGGAAAAGTTATTAAAAGCAGTAACTTCATAGAACCAGACTTTACACATATTATCAATAGTTAGAAAATAAAGTATAATAACTAAATAATTATTGTATATTTG